GGCACAGCTCGTCCGAAAGGAAACGGAATGAGACCAATCTCATTTCGTCGTTGAGATACCTCAACTTCTCCAGAGGCCCTCTGGATACGTAGTCCTCTGGAACTACGGAATCAATATTGTCTATATTGATTACGGTTGCCTGATCGACAATCGTCCGAATGACAAGCCAGTCATTCTCCCAAGAGAACCCTTTAGGTGAACTCTTGTAAATACCTGTGAGCAACAGGTAATACTTGAGGAAATCTCCCAAGTCGAGAGCTAGCATGCTCTCGTAGTAAGGAAGGAAATCCCTACGAAACTTATCGTCCTGATAAGTTAATATCCTGCCAATCGCAAGATCCATACCGCCCAACGGTTGCGGTAAAGAGGCCATGGCGCTGCCAAGCCTCTTGGCCTCCATGAAATTGGAGGACCATAGGAAGGTCTTCGACCTCTCCTTAGTGGACTCGACTGGATTCCACTGAACCTGCTTGTTTAGCGCGTTCGCATGGCCGATAAAGGGTGATTTCCCTTCGGCTTTAACCTTTGAGCGGCCGCTCATAAGGCTTCCCTTGATGACGTCAAGGTAAACGAGGTCATTGAATATGGACCCCGCGAAGGCTCGTAGGTCTTCGTAAATCTCCAAGTCGGAGATTGATGCGACGTAATTTTCGCAAAATGTTGCCGTATCTTCGGACACAGAATTTAGTTTGCTGAACTGGCAACCTAATTGTTCTGCTAATCTGCAGAATTCAAGACACACAGGTAGTGTTGTCTTTAGGAGTACTAAGTCGTCTCCTACGGACTGCCCGAGAGGCCTCGGCAGTTCTAGTTCTAAGCAAGTCGCTCGAACTATACCTGACAAAAGCATTGAAAGGTGAATGAAGGACAAACCGTCCCCCATAAACGAACCTCTGGTCGAGGTTAGTTCGTTGGGTCCTGACCAGTACCCAGCTTGCGACATGTGGCTCATGTCTACTACCCTTGAGTGAGAGCTCAAGAGTTCGTGGAAGGTTTTCCACGGGGTGAAGTCTTGCATGACTTCGTCAAAGATCTCACAATTGTGATCTAGGACCTCAAACGGTATGTTGTAGGTCGCTTCCGTCAAGTCGGCGGAAAAGTGAACTGTTTGTTCACTTAAGTCCTGAAGCTCTTCAGGGCTTAAGCCTTGGGTGTCTCCCCAGGCTTGAGCATACATCTCGTAATACTCATTAACATCACAATCGTGGTGATCGGTTGTTGGC